TGGTACTTTAAGAGTTATCAACTCATATGATAACAAGTAAAGGAGGGAGAATTGATGTCTTATTAGACGAGATTCTCCCCTTAAGGAGTTGGGTCCACCCTTCCCTTCCCCCTATACGTGAGGGACCGTGAGATCCCTCTTCTATACAGGGATTTCAGCTTACATCCATGTTGGAACACTTGAAGAGTTATCTTGTATGTTTTTAGCCAAGTCTCTTTGGTCTTTATTCATACCCAATACCAAATGATTAGCAGACCTATGAGGACTACTGAGGAAATCATCTAACATAGAGTCCCATTCCTCTTGTTTACGTTGTTTAATAGCATTATGAGCATTAATAGACATAGCATCTGTGTAGTATTTTACACCTTGAGCTAAGCAGTCAATGCGGTCATCATGTTTAACTGCACCTTTTTCACGGCACATTCTACTCATTTGATAGAAGAGCATATAGAGGAGTCTGGATTCAGGGGCTGTAGTTCTATTAGACGTGTAATCCCAGTCAATAACAGAACGATCAATGATAAGACGATGCTGGTTAAGAACAGGTTCAAGACTATCAATAATTCTATCCTCTTTCCTAACGTTGGCCCTAACCTCTTCAATATCAATATATTGTCCAGTTTGTTGAATATGTTTTTTAAATAGTTCACTTACAATACCATCTCCAAAGTTTGTCTCAACTACTAATTTAGTTACCTTATATTTACGACAGCCTCTCAATATGTTTAGCAGTGTATCGTCACTGTAACCGTCTCTATAGGCTCTCATTTCATGTAGGTATACAAAGCCATTCTTTTGACTTAAGAAGGCTGCTGCAGTCTCATCTGTACCCCTTCCAGAGGGATCTACACTGCAGATAGTCTCTGAATAGGGAGTCCATTCCCCTTGTAGTTGCATAGGACTGTAGAAATAGTCTCCGGGTAACCCCACTGTAGGGGCGTCTTTGATGACATTCTGAGGATCTGAACACCAGACCACGTTATCAGGAGCAGTAGCAGGGTTGACGCTAGTAACCACAAGGTCAGCCATTTTAAGAGGGAACTTTTCTGCATCACTTAAGCTTGTGTCTAGTTGAAATTGAAGCATATAATTAGATCTTCCCATAGATGCTTCACGTTCTATGAGGTCTTCATCACTAAATCTATCTGGATCTGTTACACTCCACTCGTCTACCCCCATATCGAGGTCTTCTTGGATCTGTGGAGCTAGGAGTCCTTCATATTGACTAAGCTTTGCTTTTCTTGGGTATCTGCTGGGCCAAACAAAGGGACGATACGAACGCTCTGCCAACTTACGATAAACAGTAAAAGTAGTCTGAGGAGTCCCGAGATACATAATACGGCTATCGTCTTTTGGCGTAAGGATGGACTCAGCTTCTGTACAGAGTTGAAGTAACTTCTCACGCATTAACTCCGTCATAGAATTTCCCGGAACCTCGATATCGTCTAAAATCATGAGATCTGCTCGACTTCCGGTTAGCTGACCAGTGATTCCTACCGACTTTACGCTTGGTGCTTGGTGAGGTGAACAGTTTACGTCGAAGCTGATGCGACTCCAGCGAGAATCGTCCGATTTGGGTTGTAGATAGCTTAGCCATGGTGTTTCTATGATAAGTTTTTGTAAGAAGATCGACATGTTATCTGCCCTCTCCTTAGAGGCAGAGATTATCATTATCTTTCTTTCTGGATCATTAAATAACGTCCATAACACAAAAGCACCAGTAATCCAAGACTTACCGACACCTCGGAAGGCTTGAATCTGAAGCCTCTTGGGACCGTTCTGCAGGTAATCAGCAATTGCATATTGTGCTCGTGTAGGGTTTGGTAAATCAAGCTGATCCCACAATGCTTGCAGGAACAGCTTAAAGTCTTCTTTTAGGGCGGTTACGATATTATCCATATCAAAGTCTTGTCCATTGTTTGTAGGGAGGTTCTGGTTCGTCAACCCTATGGGCAAACTGTTCAGCATCAAAGTATGAGACGCCTGTCTTTCCTTCTCGTTCGTCTAGTACTTCATGTATAAGTATCTTTAACTCTTTAACCTCTTCAGGAGTATGCAGCCTACGAGGAGACACTGTTAATGCCTCAAGTGGCTCCTTATATTCTTTTTTTACAGCTCTTTGTTCTGGAGTTAATGGTATGCCCATTGCTTGTGTATCAATCATTAATTAAAAACCAGGAGGAGGATCAATATTGTCAAGAAAATCTACAATAGCGTCTGGGTTGTTCATATCAACACCTTTATTATTTAATAAAAATTGGTGTATATAAAAATTTAACTCTTGATCAACTTTTTTATATGCTGAAATATACTCCTTAATTCTTTCTTCTCTAGCGGCAGCTGTATTAAATCCAGGTTCTTTTGTCATTAACTGTCTAGAAGAGTGACCTGATCCACCTTTACCTGCCCACCGTGGTCTGTGTTTTTTCCAAAATATTGCGTGTACCTTATCATGTATTTCTTCTGGTAAATGCTTAAGATTCTTAGGATCATCACCAGAAAATACACGAGCTTTTTCTAATCGTTTTCTAAGTTTTGCAACTTCATCTGGTTTCAATCCAATGAATAAAGGCCAAGATTCATCAATTACATTTAAGTGATGAGCCTCCCATTTTGTAGGGATGCGCTTATTATCTAATTGCCAGGAATTTAAAACTTTAGCGATGCCTTGTTTGTACTCTTTAGATCCAGGAACAAATGCTTTAGAACCAAATACTTTAGGATTCATATAAAATCTTCTTAAATCTCTAGCTAAGGGTTGGCTTCCTTGTATAGTTTTTCCGTTAGGCATTATTAATTTAGCTGCTTTACTAAAATCTGTTTCTATACCAGTAGCAATCCATCTATTAAAATATGCATTAAGATAATCATAATATATTTGAGATACCCCTTTTTGTTTAGTTATCTTGGTAACCTGCTGACTACCTTTAAATCTTAATCGAGTAATCTGATTTGCAAGTATATCATCAGCCTGAATAATATCTTGCATAATTAATTCAAATTGTTCATAAGAATTTGGATCGGACCAATTAAAATCAGCTAGATTAATATCTAATTTTTGACCTGTTCTACGTGCGTTATGTCCAAGAAAAGGATCTTTTACATATTCTACTTGATCACCTATTTTAGGAGGAACTGTTTTTCGAGCATTACTTTCCCAAGGAAATTTATTACGAATAGGATAATTATAAGCAAAGTCTATACCCTCTAAAGTAAGTTGAGTACTGCCTTTAGCAGGGGTGCCACCACCCCCACCTCCTAATGGAGTATTTGACGTAGATTGAAGGGGTTGAGCACCTCCCACACCTTCTCCAGCTACTGCAAGTTTCCTGTTAAATGGACTATTAAAGTTAGAGAATGCATCTTCGATTATGCTAGCTAGTTTTTTTATTCCTAACCTAGCAGCAGGGTTAAATACACGTGTAGAATCAGTCCTCATCCCTACAGTTTCAAGTGCTACGTCCTGTGGGTTATCTATATACTCACCGGCTCCAAGTCCGGTTAAGCCTACTTCGAGAACCTTTAAAGGATGCTCCTGAATTAACCCAACTCCCCCTCTAGCTCCGCGTATCAGTAGACTTTTAGGTAGATTTTTTAATGCCCCTCGACCTCCTATTGCCAGTGAACCAACAATTGGATCATGAGGAGTCTTACCCAATCCTCCTGTTTTTTTGAAATGATCATAGGTTTTTTTCCACTCTGGTTCATTATTAGAAGGACCTTGTTTGAGAGTATGGCTATGAGGGTAAAGTTCTTTCTGTTCTTCCTCACTCAGAAGTTTTTCCATATTTACCTCCTCTTATTAACAGTGATTTTGGTTTTTCTTTTTCTTCTTCCATCAATTAATATGTGATAGGATTACATGCTCTCGATCTGTCATTCCAAACCGTTCTCTCATCCACTCGAGCCAGTGGTCGCTACCTTTATCCTGATTACATCGTTCACATGAGGATACAACATTCGTTGTAATGTCTTCACCCCCTTTGCATTTAGGGTGTACATGGTCGATTGTAAGGTTGTGTAATTCATAAGATTGTCCGCAATAAACACATTGACAATTAAAGTGCTCTTTAATAGCTCTTCTCCAGAGCCGTCTCGATTCTGAACTTGTCATTGTTATTAAATTGTATAAATAGTAATCAGGTTTTGGTAGTAATGGTGTCATAGATTAACGTCGTTTAGCTCCGCCTCTTCCACGGTTTGTCTTGCGATCTTCCGATACAATTCTGCCATTCTTATGTGACATATCAGTTTGTGGACTGGGGTTGCGTTTGCTACGTATCTTCATCAACTCACGTCTATACTTACGTTTAGCTTCGGTATCGTTGATTTTAGTATTATCACGTATATGTTTTGCTCGTGATTCTGGATTACTCCGGTAAAACTTTGCTGTCTTACCAGGATTTTTACTAAGTTTAGGCCCGGGTCTTGCCATAAAGTCTGCTCCTGACTAAATTTGGATCTACCTTTGGTATAATTGAAGCAAGTTTATCAAGTGGACTTCCGTCAAGAGCAACACCTGTGATATCGTTGGTTTTTAACCAATCACACGCTGCTTTTAAATCTTGAGTTTTTGCTTCACCACTTTTTATTTTACGTAAGAACTCTTCTGTAACAAGGTAGTGGAGCTCATTAAAGCTTTCCTCGTCGGCTTTCTTAGGTATTACTCTTGTGTCGGTCATAGTATGTTTAGGCTTTTTTATATCGAACAGCTCCGATTCTACAACCCCCTTCATAAAGAGTCATAAAACGTTTGCTTCCATCAGTGTAAGTTTTTACTGGGCAACTTGGTCCGGCATTAGCATTAACTGAATTAACTTTTCTTAATTTTGTTCTCTTAGGTTTTTTGGGTTTGACTGTAGCCATTATTCTATATCTAATCCTTTTTTGACTATAGCTAATGCTTTATCATCTAGCTGATTATCACTCTGCTCTACGAGCTTTTCTAATAATTCAACAACAAAGTTCTTAAATTTAGGTGACTTAAGTGCAGATAATACAAGTGGTTTTAATAGTGCTAACATTATTTCTTCTCCTCTTGTTTCTTAGCTTTTTTCTTTGCAGCTGCAGCACGGGCTTTAGCTTCTCTTTCCCATTGTAGTGTTAATGAACTCATTTAAAATAATCCGAATCTTTTTTTAGGTTTAGGTGGTAAAAGTGCAGATATAGGAACAATGTCTTGACACAATACTCTCATTTTTGATTGAGGGTGAAAGGTGAATCCTTTTTGTTGTAACTCTGCACATTTTAATGCACGGACTAGCTCATAGTCTAGTCTCATTTTTTCTTCTTGTCTTTTAGCTATAGCTTTACATTGATTTAAGGAGGCTCTGTCTAACGGGACCATAAAGTTTAATTGCAGTCCCCAGTTTTCTCCTTTAGTGTAACTCTCTTGCCTAAGACTGCTTATATCATCATTCCACGTTCTGGGTTCTGTATGATTACCCATATAGAATGGTGAAAAGGTCATCGTACTTCCGTTGCAGCTAATATTAGGACCAAAGTATTGTCTACTTTGAGCTCCGTTGTTCTGAAATTGCACAGCTTGATTTGTGACATTTCCAGTCGCAGCGGCCACGGGGTTAGATGTGTTGTTTGTCTCGCCTTCTGCGAAAACCGGACTTCCTATTGAGAGAAGACCGACAAGGACGTAGTAGTAGCGTTTGTAGTAATATTTCTTGTTACGTCTATTTGCTCTATTACTCCTGCAGCTCTGGTCACTGTTTCGAGCTGAAATGCGTCTCCAGCTGTTGAAATGTCGAATACTGTATCTGTTGCTGTTATTCCTCCAGAAGTTGCGGAGGTTGCTGTAACATTGCTTCCAGTCCAGCTGTCCAGCTTGCCGCCAAATACCTGAGTCTGGATTGTTTCTGTTACAGTTTGAGTTGTTGTTGTCGTACTGTTCATCGAGCCTTGGGTGAACTGAGGCGTTACAGTATTTGCTCTTGCTATGCCGGGTGATAACAGAGCTAAGAGTATGAGCCATATTTTCATACTTTTGGTTGGGTTTCGTTGTTTTTAGCCATTGGGCAGACAAAGGGTTTACTATTTTTATTTCCGTTATTAGTTTGTAATCCAAAAGAATATAAAGCTGATCCAAAAATTGAGGCTACAAAAGTAATATCCGTATTTGCAGTCTTTTTAATCATTGGTAAGTCAATGTAATTTAAAGTGATAATAAAACCACTCCAAACCACAACCCCTAATCTTACAAAAGTGCCCAAGACTTCTAGATTGTGCTCTTTATCTTCAGCGACATCTTTTAGTTTACCAATTAATCCTTTCTTTTTTTCTTCTTCTGGTGGTTTTCCTTCCATTTGTCGACTTTACCTTGAATGAATTTCTGTAGTTTCTTCTTTATTTGATCAAAGAATGGTGTAGCTAGGGTGGTTGTTGCTACTGCTGCCACAGCTGCATAAGTTGCAGTTGCTACTACTTCCGCAGTTGGCAGAGGTAATTGTATATCTAAAACAGGTATATCTAACTTAGGTGGTTCTGGGGTTTCTGTTTCTGTTTTAATTTCCTCAGTATCTTTTGGACGTTCCAAATCGCTAGGTGGAACGATTATCATTTTATATGATGGAACATCAGCTGTAGGTAATGGAATGCTAACTGTATCTATTACAGGAGGATTCGGTAAAACTATAGTTGGGAGAGTGGGTATATCCACTAATTATTTAGGTGTAGGTAAAGAAAAGCCGCCACCACCAGGATTAGCAGGTAAGTCAACTTTTGGCATTAATTCACTTATTATTTTACTTTTGAATGATTCTGAAGTTATATATTTATATCCAAAATAACCTCCTCCAATAATAGATGTTATTAAAAGAAAAGAGATTATACTAAGGAAATTTGCTATTTTTTGAAACATGGTGATTAAGTAGAAGCTAAACGTATAAAAGTAATGTGTGTTTTATTAACATTAGTATCTCCATAGAGGTAAGAATTTCCAAAATTAGCAGTTGTTAATTTAACTTTAAAATCTGTCGTACTAGTTACATCTAAAGTTAATACTGATGATGCTGCCAAATCTACGTCTTGTGAACCTTCATTACCAACTGAGGCTGTAGCTGCAATATTGTAACCCGAACCAGTGTCTACTTTGGTGTGTAGATGTGCAATAGCGTCACCACTATCTGACATAAACAAACCATTAGTTAAAATAAGCCAGAAACCAGTACTAGGAAAAGTAAAGATTCCTGAATCCTCACCTACACCAGATCCAAGTACTGCAAAACCATCTGTATCTACTCTTTCCCAATTAGCTGTAACATCAGCATTTGTACCAGCTCCAGTATTACTTGTAATTCTGTGTTGATCTATTTCAGTTATTCCTGAAGCAATAGATGCCCAAGTTAGACCACCTGTATTACCTGATTGTTTTTGTAGATATTGTCCGTTAGATCCTGCATTACTTATCTGGAGATTATCCTCATCAACTGATTCAGAAGACATATGTTCTAAATCAACTGCTCCTGCTGCAATGTGTTCTGAATTGATTACATCATCTTGAATGTTATCACCATCTATACAGTCAGCAGCTAAATGAGCATGATCAATACTGCCATCTGTATAGTGTTGAGAATCTATTGCATCATTGGCTATATGAGCTGCATCAATACTGCCATCTGTATAGTGTTCAGAGTCTATTGCATCATCGGCTATCTTAGTTCCGTCAATGGCATCAGCTGCAATTCTAGCACCAGCTAGGCTTCCAGAAGCAATATTACTTGCGTTTAAAGCTGATAAATTAGCACCACTTCCTGAAAATGCGGTTGCACTAACTTGTCCACTACTAGGATTATAATGTAAATGTCCATCCATTTCTAATCCATGATTCCCTGTTGTACCACCAGCATCAGCAACAAAAGGTATTAAATTATCTTCATCAGTAGCTTCATTGTCAGTAATAGTTACGTTAGTAGCATTAGTTGCTGTACCTGCAAAACTTGTAGAGGTTAGTACACCTGAACTTGGATTATAAGTTAAACCTGTATCAGATTCTAAACCTTGATCTCCTGTAGCACCATCAACAAAGACCGGATATACAGTTTCATCAGTAGAGTTGTTTGCAGAAACTGAAATATTAGAACTAGAAGATGGACTTGCCCATTTTAATCCACCACCTTGGGCAGAATCTGCTGTTAAAATATAATCATCAGTAGGTGCATTAGAAATATCTAACTTAGCTTCTGTAATAGTATCATCTGCAATATCTGCATTAACTATAGTACCATCTACAATTTTAGATGAGTTTACAGAGTTAGCGGATAAATGTGCAAGATCAATTGAACCATCTACAATATGTTCTGAGTCAACTGCATCATCTTGTATATTATCACCATCTATAA